AAAGCAACTTATAGCAACTTATTATGCCAAGGAAAAATATATATAAAGACGCAAAATCAGGCTTCGACAAAAAGCCCGAAAACATAAACCGCACCGGAGCCAACCGCCGGCCAATTTCGGCTATTTTAAAGGAATTGATGGAAGAGAAAATAGTAGAATTTGAAGTTAGGCTTACCAATGCCGAGGGCAAAACGACGGTTAAAAAAGGCAAATTAGAAAGCAAAACAGCCTTTAATGAAGTCATTGCATACAGCCTTGTGCAAAAGGCAATGTCGGGCGATTTAAAGGCTATTGAAATAATGCTCGATAGGACCGAGGGCAAGCCCACCCAAAAGACGGAAAACGAACACACCATAAAGGAGCACCCTAAAACAGTTTTGGAGTTTTTCGATACCGAGCCCGAAACGGAACCAGAAAATGAAGCTTAAAATAAATGGCAAATACAAGCTACTATTCGCAGAAAAAACCCGCTACTATGTTATAACCGGTAGCCGGTTTTCTGGCAAGTCTTTTGTCGTTTCGCTATTCCTAACCTTAAAATTGAAAATTGAAAACGTCCGGGTATTGTTTACCCGTTGGACACTTGTCAGTGCAAAGGATTCAATAGTGCCGGAATTTGCGGAAAAAATTAGCCTGCTAAATTCGGAAAGCGAGTACAACGTAAACGAGTACGATATACTAAACACCGCAACCCAAAGTAACGTACTATTCAGGGGTATAAAAACCAGCTCCGGGGTTCAAACGGCCAAACTCAAATCATTGACAGGCGTAAATATTTGGGTATTAGACGAAGCGGAAGAGCTTATAGACGAAGATATTTTCAACAAAATAGATTTATCGGTACGCTCCAAAAAATCAAAAAACCTTGTAATATTGATTCTTAATCCATCTTATAGAACGCACTGGATTTATAGGCGGTTTTTCGTTGAGGCGGGTGTTCCTGAATTGTTCAATGGTGTAAAAGGCAATGTTACGTACATACACACCGACTATCGAGATAATATCGATAATTTGCCCGCCGATATTATTAGCGAAGTCCAAAGGCTTAAAAACAGCAACAAAAAGCGGTTCAATGAAGATATGCTCGGGCACTGGAAAGACGAACCTGAGGGCATTCTGTTCAAACAATCGGAATTGCACCGTTTCAAACTATCGGAGCTTTCGGGCGAAGCATCGGGCACATTCGCACATATAGACGTAGCAGACCAGGGAACCGATTATTTGGCAATGGTAGTGGCGAAAGTTTACGGGAAAAACGTGTTTATAACCGACGTAGTTTATTCCCAGGCCGGTGAACGGGTAACGGCACCACGCTCGGCACAATTATTAAGCGACACAAAAACAGATTTGGTATTAGTAGAAAGCAACAACCAAGGCATGCTATACAGCAGGATTTTGGCCGACCACATCGAACAAACCACATTCAAAACAAAGGTTTTACCCTACCCAGCAACGGGCAACAAATCGGCTCGTATTTACGCACACAGTGAATGGATTAAAGAACATGTACATTTTTTAGCTGAAAGCGAATATAAACACGGCTCGCAATACGATTTATTTGTACGCAATTTCACGGCTTACAACGAAAGCACCAAAAACAAAAACGACGATGCACCCGATACGGTAGCGGGGCTTGCTCGGTTTTTGCGGGTAAAGATGGGGATTTAAAACTTTCTATTTAACATAATAAAAATAATTCGCACCGCCAACCGTTTTTTATTGTATATTTGCGAAAATTAGCAAGGTACAAACATGGCGAATAACATATACACCCGCTTTAAAGCACTTTTTAGCCAACAAAATACATCTTTGCCGTTTATTGGTAGCGGTGGCATATATGGAATTGGTACCGATTCGACACGCTTTTTTACCAAAACACCACTACAATTTTATAATGAAGTGCCGGAATTGCGGGCGATTGTAAGCCAGCAAAGCGAAATGTTTGTTAAGCCTATCTTTACTATTTTGGGGGCCGATGGCAAGCCGTCCAAAGACATTGAAAACCTACTTAACAAACCAAACCCATTCCAAACACGCTCGGAGTTTTTGTCTAATTTGTACCTTATTTATGCCTTGTATGATAATGTTTGGATTTACATCGACAATAAAGGGCTTGGCTATGTAAACAAGCAAAGCCAAATGTTTTGTTTTTCGGCTTCGGATTTGGATATTCGGGAAAAGCAAATCAATGCCACTCCTTTAAAATGGTCTGATTCAATAAGCGAAATTTGGGCAAATGTACCGTGGACTTCGAGAAAACTTAAATTAGAACTCGAAAACCTACACTTTATAAACCGTGCCGGCGTTTCGATATCCGAAATATTGACGGGCACAAGCCGTGTAAGTTCACTCGAAAAGCCGCTTTCGAACTTGCTAATAAGCTACGAAACTGAAAACAAGGTATTAAAACAGCGTGGCCCGAATGCCATTGTTTCGCCCGAAATATCCAAAGACGGTTACGGCGGAATGATAATGGGCACCGACAAGGCCGAAATTGAAGAGAAATTTTCAAACAAATACGGCGGATTTGACGGCCAAAACAGGTTCTTAGTAGCGATGCAAGCGGTTAAAATTACGCCGCTTAGCTGGAATATGAATGATTTGGGGATTAACGATACCCGACTAAGAAACAAAATTGCGGTGTGCTCGGTGATGGGGCACGATATTTTATTGTTGAACGAAACGACCGGCAGCACCTACGCCAACCTTTCAGGGGCACAAGCTGGCATATACGAAAATACGATACTACCGGCTGTTAATACCGTCGCCACGTTTTTCGCCTCGCTGGTAAACGGTTCTTTTGAAGTGGACACGTCCGGAGTCGAAAGTTTAAGGCAAGACGATAAAATGCTCGCAGAAACAAACAACACAAACGCAAACATTGTCATAAACCTTAACAAATCCGTAAAGGCCGGCGAAATGACAAAAGAAAATGCCGTTTTTGTTTTGGTAGGATTTGGAATAACAGAGGAAGACGCAAACAAAGTAATAAACGAATATAAAGCACCCACCAATGGAACAGATAATAAAATATAAAGCATTAGAATACGAATTAAAAGGGCTTGACGACAAAGAGGGATTAGTAACCTTTTATGCCAGTGCATTCAACAATGAAGACAGCGACGGAGATGTTATACGCCCGGGCGCCTATTCCCGTACAATAAAAGGTAATAAGCGAATAAAGCACCTTAGAGAGCACAATAGGAGTTTGTTTGTAGGCGTGCCTACAAAGATGGACGAAACGGACTTAGGTTTATTGGTTACAAGCCAAATAAACAAAACAAGCTCGGTAGGGCAAAATGCATTGGCCGACTATTCGTTTTTTATGAAGATGGGACGAAGCCCCGAGCATTCGATAGGCGGGTACTTTTTAGATTATGAAAAAAAACAGGACGGTACACCGATTTTCACCCCATCGGGCGGGCTTTATGTTCGTGAAATAAACCTTTTAGAATTTTCGCTGGTAATGTTTGGAGCAAACCCGGACACAAACGTAGTAGGCTTAAAATCATTAACAGATGCTATTGGTTTCGACGAAATACATAAAGCACTTGAAACAATGATTGATTTACCGTACACAGACGAAAGAAAAATACAAATCGAAAAACTTGCAAAGCTGTTATCTATTTATAAAAAAGACGGCTCGGACGGCTCGCCAGAAACACCCGTAACACCCGTAACAAAAACCGATTGGAGTATTTTAAACAAAATCAAAATTTAAAACCAAAATGGAAATAAACGAAATGTTGGATAAGGTTACCGACAAAGTGAACGAAACCTTAAAGGCTGCAAAAGTGGCCGACGCCTCGCAGGTTGAAGCCCTGAAATCCGAAATTGCCACGCTAAAAGCAGCCGACAAAAGCGGCGAATTGGCCGGCAAAATAGAGGCCATCGAAAAAAGCATAACCGGAATGGCTGCAAAGATGGAAAATTACGGTGAGCCAGAGGCTGAAAAAGGCTTTTTTGGCCGTGTAATCGGAGCTATAAAAAGCTCGGATTTTGGCGGTTTGCTGAAAAAGCTGGCCGATACCGGCGAAGTTCAAAAAGACGCTGAAATTAAAACAAAGTACTCAATTGCCAGCGGGCGAACAGGTACCGTGTTAATTTCGGGACGTTCGAACAAATTGGGCGAAGTTTCCGGAGCTTACAAACCCCACATGCGGGACATTATTCCTGTTACCGCTACCGATATGCCATTGCACTATTTCGACCAAATTGCAACGATTACCGTGTACCCTGACATAAATTCGGAAAACGGAGACGCCGTAGCAGTGGATTTTACCACTACCGAAAAAAGTGTAAGTGTAAGCCGTATTGCCGGTATCCAAGATATTTCAAAACGTGTTTTGAAGTCGATACAATGGATTACCTCGTGGTTAATGCGCCGTTTGCCAGAAAACTTTTTGACGGTTGAAGACCGTGAAATTCTTTTTGGCACCGGCACCGGTAACTCGTTGGACGGTATCATGAAGAACGCCCAAAACTTTGTTTTAGGCAATATCAAAACATTTGCCGCCGGAGCCGTTCCTGTCCATGCGCTCGTATTTGCTTCAGCGGTGTAAGCTACTTTTACCAAAATAGCGGCTTGGCTGTAGTAAATAACATCAAAAGTTGCATTGTAACCAGCATGGGTAGCGTTTGCAAAGGTGATTTTCATACCTTTCAGTAAACCGTGATTTGCTGCAAA